ATTATTCATAACTATTTGCTTGACCGCCGAATTGTTATTCCGATGCAACAGCGCCAGAAGATGACTAATCATCTTGTTGGTGGTTATGTAAAAGACGTAAAAGTTGGAATGAGTAAATGGGTGGTGTCTTTTGACTTGAATTCTCTATATCCTCATTTGATCATGCAGTACAATATCAGTCCAGAAACTCTTGTAGCTAGGGCAAGTAACTTTCCAACAATTGATTCTTTGTTGACTGGTCAACACGACTTTACTCCAAAAGATCCAAATGATGTCGGTTTTTCTTTTGCGGCAAATGGTTGTACATATCGCAAAGGTAAACAGGGATTCTTACCTGCCCTTATGGAAAAGATGTACGATGATCGTGTAGCATATAAAAAGATGATGATTGAAGCCAAAAAGCGCTACGAAGAAACCAAAAATAAGGAAGACGAAAAACTTATTGCAAGGTATCATAATCTACAGCTTGCCAAAAAGATCCAGCTAAACTCTGCTTACGGTGCTCTTGGTAATGAACACTTCCGATGGTTCTCTTTTAATAATGCAGAAGCCATTACAATGTCGGGCCAACTTTCTATCCGTTGGATCGAAAAGAAGATGAATGAGTTCATGAATAAAGCATGCAAGACTGAAGGACTTGACTATGTCATTGCATCTGATACTGATTCTATCTACGTCACGTTCGAAAAGCTCATTCCTGAAGGTGCCGATGAACTTGAAGCGGTAAAGTTATTGGACAAGTTCTGTGAAACTAAAGTACAACATTATATCAATTCTTGTTATGATGAACTTGCTGGTAGAATGAATGCCTATCAACAAAAGATGCAAATGAAACGTGAGACAATCGCGAATAAAGGTATCTGGAAAGCAAAGAAGATGTATATCCTCAATGCATGGAATGTTGAGGGTGTTCAATATAACGAACCTAAACTTAAAATTCAAGGTATTGAGGCTGTCAGATCTTCTACGCCATATGTTTGCCGTGAGAAAATTAAAGAGTCTCTCAAAATCATCATGAATAAAGATGAACAGACTCTACAAAATTATGTGGCAAACTTCAAAGAAGAGTTTATGAACTTGCCTTTTGAACAAGTTGCCTTTCCTCGCGGTATGAAAAACCTTAAGGAATATATGGACGTGCGCGGTATCTATAAAAAAGGTACTCCAATTCATGTAAAAGGTGCTTTGCTTTATAATTGGTATCGTCAACAGAAGTCACTTGAAAATAAGTTGCCACCAATTCAAGATGGCAATAAGATTAAGTTTGCTTATCTCAAGCTTCCAAATCCAATTAATGAACATGTGATCGCTGTTCCTGATGAACTTCCTTCAGAACTCGGTCTTGATAAGTATGTAGACAGAGAAACACAGTTCACAAAAACTTTCCTTGATCCACTCAGTGCGATTACGGATGTTATCGGCTGGAATGTGGAAAAGAAAGTAACTTTGGAGGATTTCTTTAAATGAAAAACCAAGATGATGACTTCGGTTTCAGTCTTGTTTCTGAACAAGAACTAAAAGCACACGAAGAATTACTCAAGAAAAAAGTTGAAGAGCAAAGCAAAGTAGTTCAAGAAGCTACAATTCAAATGCAGCTCACAGCTGAACAATTACAATCAAAGATCTATGGCTTACGTGATATGATTATGCCGTTATTGAATAATCTTGCGGCAGATCCGGATAAAGAATATATTCTTTGGCCTGAGCGTTCTTCCAAGATTAAAGCATTCATTAAAAAGATCGACGACTACATAGTCAGCGAAAAATGAATTATCTAGTATTACTAGTAGCACTTGCCGTTTCTGGTGTGTCGGCCTATTATTCGATCATAGGCCTGACAGCAATTTTTGCTTCTGCATTTTATCCAGTAATTATCATGGGTGTAGTACTAGAACTTGGAAAACTGGTTACAGCATCATGGCTCTATAGAAACTGGAAAGACACTCCATTTCTATTAAAGTCATATCTTTCAACGGCTGTAATTATTTTAATGTTTATCTCAAGTATGGGTATTTTTGGATTCTTGTCCAGAGCTCATATTGAACAACAATTGAATATAAGTACTGGTCAGGCGGACCAACTTGCTTTAATTGACAGTAAAATTGATTTTGTAAAAACTTCAATAGCAGATATTGATAAGCAAATAAATCAAATCGACAGCGCTTTGAATAAGATGACTGACCGAGGTCAGGCTGCCTCTTCGCTCCAAGCTGCCGATAGGCAAAGAAAGACCAGAAATGATCTTTCCAAAAAGAGAGAAGAACATGTCAAAGATCTTTCCCAACTCACCGCAGAAAAAATCAGACTTAGCTCAGGAATCAAAAAACTCGAAGCTGAAGTCGGACCACTCAAGTATATTTCCGACCTCATTTATGATGTACCATCTACTGATAACCTTGAAAGAAGTGTTAGGATGGTTATTCTGCTTATTGTTAGCGTTTTTGATCCTCTTGCAGTTGTTCTCTTAATCGCGGCAAACCAAGGTTTACGAAAAAATGAGTTGACAAGTACATCAAAACCAAATAGTATACTTATGATTGACGACAATGTGTTAGGAGATGCTGATGTCATTAAAAGAAAAGCTAATCAAAAACTCAACGATCGAGCTGACCTCGACGCTGGAAGATTCTAAGATCTTCACTAAAAAGGATATGATTCCTACGGCCGTGCCAATGATTAATGTGGCACTATCCGGATCTATTGATGGTGGCATTACTCCTGGTCTTACCATGCTTGCTGGTCCTTCGAAGCACTTTAAAACAGGTTTTGCTCTTCTTCTTGCTTCATCATTCTTGAAAAAGTATTCTGATGGTGTAATCCTTTTTTATGACTCTGAATTTGGTACTCCGCAGGACTACTTTAAGACCTTCAAGATTCCATTTGACTCGGTTGTTCATACTCCTATCACTGACATTGAACAACTTAAGTTTGATATTATGACTCAGCTGAAGGAAATTGGCCGTGATGATCGCGTTATGATTATCATTGACTCTATCGGCAACTTGGCTTCAAAGAAGGAAGTTGATGATGCTCTTGATGGTAAATCAGTTGCCGACATGTCTCGTGCCAAACAACTTAAATCTCTCTTCCGTATGGTCACACCTCATCTGACTCTTAAAGATGTTCCAATGGCTGTAATCAATCACACTTACAAAACTATGGAACTTTATTCCAAGGATGTTGTCGGTGGTGGTACTGGTTCATATTATTCAGCAGATGCTATTTGGATCCTTGGTCGACAACAGGACAAGGATGCAGATGGTCTTCAGGGCTATCACTTCGTTATCAACATCGAGAAATCACGCTATGTTAAAGAAAAGTCAAAGATCCCGATCACTGTTTCTTTTGAAGGTGGTATCAATCGTTGGAGCGGGTTGCTTGATGTGGCTCTTGATGGCGGCTACATTGTTAAGCCAAAGAACGGATGGTATGCCCGTGTTGATCGCGAAACCGGTGAAGTCAAACAGCCTTCAATGAGAGCTGGTGATATTGTAGACAGTAAAGACTTCTGGATTGATATGTTTAAAACCACAGACTTTGCTCAGTATCTCGAAAAGACTTATAAAATCTCACACGGCTCTATAATGGAGGATGAAGATGAAGATGCTGCATGAATATCAAGGTATAGAACTTTATGCCGACAGATCAGCTCAAATAGTTCTCGATGATAATGGTGACTATGGAGTTATCTACATTTTAAAAGATTCATTCAACGAGCATAGAGTCTTCCCTGATCATTCTTTACATTATGCAGAAGATGCTGCTGAGAATTGGGTAACTGGTGTTATTAAGCCTAATGATATTTTGGCAATTTACTAATGAGTTAATAAATGGAAATTGTTAGCGAACATTATGGAACTCGTGAACACGAGAATAGAAAAGCAATCGTAGTTATTGACAAATATAATAATTATGGTATAAAATATATTATTGATGAAAAATGTGAATTTCGTTTTTTATTTGAAATGACACTTGAAGAAATTGGTGAAATTGCCAAATATTGGTGTACAGGAGTAATTAATCCTGAAGATTTAATTCCAAAAAATCTTATTAAGGAATTTACTGATGAAACATCCCAGCAGTAGTAAATACGACTATACAACTCGACCATTAAAAGTTAAGATGGTTGAGACTGAAGAAATATATGCACGCAATGTTGGAGGGAATGACTGGAAATGGCGATTGAAAGTACTATACTGGCGCATCTTATCTACAGTGAAGACTATGCTCGCAAAGTTATTCCGTTTTTAAAAGAAGAGTATTTTGCAGATCATAGTGACAAAGTCATTTATCAACTTATCGGCGAATATGTAAACAAATATAATGCATTTCCATCTAAAGAAGCACTGATAATTGATCTATCAAATAAGGATGGTGTCAATGAAGCTACATTTAAAGAATGCAAGGAAAAGGTTGCTTCGTTCACAAATGCGGCTGAAAAAGATAAACAGTGGTTGCTTGATCAGACCGAAAAGTGGTGCCAAGATCGTGCCATCTACAATGCAATCATGTCGTCGATCCAAATTCTCGATGATAAGACTGGCAAAACCACGAAAGGTGCTATCCCACAAATTCTTTCCGATGCGTTAGCGGTATCATTTGATACTCATATCGGCCACGACTTTATTGAAGATGCTGCCGAGCGTTATGAATTCTACCACACTAAAGAATTCCGTATCCCGTTTGATTTGGACTATTTTAACAAAATTACAAATGGTGGACTTCCTCGTAAGACTTTGAACATTGCTCTTGCTGGTACTGGTGTTGGTAAATCTTTGTTTATGTGTCACTGTGCTGCGGCCAATCTACTTGACGGCCGTAACGTGTTGTATATTACCTTGGAAATGGCCGAAGAAAAGATTGCCGAACGTATCGATGCCAATTTGCTTGACACACCAGTGGATCAATTGGCACTTCTTCCAAGAGATGTTTATGAAAAGAAAGTTAGCCGTGTCCGTGAAAAGACTGTAGGTAAACTTATCGTTAAGGAATATCCTACTGCTTGTGCTGGTTCGGCCAATTTCCGTCATTTGCTCAATGAACTTAAAATTAAAAAAGCATTTGTTCCAGAGATCATTTACATCGACTATTTGAACATCTGTATGTCATCAAGGATCAAGCATGGAGCCAACGTCAATTCTTATACCTATATCAAAGCAATCGCAGAAGAGTTACGAGGACTTGCGGTGGAGTTCAATGTTCCTATCGTCAGTGCGACTCAAACAACTCGAAGCGGATATTCGAGCAGCGACTTGGGTTTGGAAGATACATCAGAATCCTTTGGACTCCCGGCCACAGCTGATTTTATGTTTGGACTCCAACGAAACGAAAAAATGGACGACCTCAATCAAATTGTGGTTAAACAGCTCAAAAATCGCTATTCTGATCCAGGGTTTAATCGTAGGTTTATTATTGGGGTGGACCGTAGCAAAATGCGTGTCTATGATGTAGAACAATCTGCACAGGCGGATCTGTTGGATGGACCTGTTATGGATAATACTAAGTTTGGCATGGAAGACCACGAACGTAATCTGCCTAAACAAAAGTTTGTAAAGAAGGAATTGTTTGCTGGGTTTAAGTGAGGAGAAGTGAAATGACTGTGGAATTAGATGATTTTGCTGATATCTTTGTAAATGAATTGATATGTCAAATAGAAAAACTTACAGAAGAAAACAAGAAACTCAAAGAAGAAATTGAGATTCTTGTTGAATCACTTCATGATCTTGAAATGAAACTTAAGTTTGGAGCTAACATATGAACCGCCGCGGCGTTCTTAGTATGCTTGGACTTGGTGCCGCCGCTGGTCCTGCTCTCGCTACACAATATGTCTCTACTGCAAGTGGTGCTATTTCCGAAAGTGCTATAGGCTCCAATAACTACTATGGCGAAAAGCTTTATGATAATGTGCCGATGACAGAAAATCCTTTGGAGATGCTTAACGCCGTTAAAGATCGTTATAATCGTCTGACTGGTGATAAAGATAGTTGGATTACTCGATATATTGAAAAT